TATTGTATCCAATCCTACAAGACAATCATTGTCACCTGTAGGCGGATATCTGAACGAGATGCAGCGAAAGGATAGTAGTAAGCTCAGACTTACTCGCTAATCGCCGCTCTCACAAGGTCGAAAACTCTAAATTAAAAAAAAGGAGACACAAATTAAAATAAAACTATGGAAAATCTATTACACATTGACAAAGTAAAGGCTGAACAATTAGTCGAAAAGTGGAGTCCAGTATTGGATTACACTTCAGACAAAGTTCGTGCTATTACAGACGATCATACGAGATTAAACACCGCTATCTTGCTTGAAAACCAAGAGAGATGGTGCTTCGAAGCTAGCAACAATGGTGGCAGTGGTGGCGTTTTTGGATCGTTCAACGGACAAAACTCCGTTGCAACGCAATTCTCAGGCGATACCTATGCTCAAGGCGATGCACGTTTACCTAAAGTTCTTATTCCAATGATTCGTAGAACGTTCCCTGAACTCATCACAAATGAGATCGTGGGAGTTCAGCCGATGACTGGCCCTGTTGGGTTAGCATTTGCTTTACGTTACAAATACGAGTCTACTCCACTAGGCTATAACAATGGCAGCGTGGATGGAAGTTCAACGACCGTATTCGGCCAAGAACAGACTTATAGCGCAAACACTGAGTTGGGTTACAACTACTTGAATACGGCTTTCACTGGAACATCCAGTGCGAAGTTATCAGGTGGTGCCGGATTCGATAATCTTCTTGAAGATAGTGGTGTAGCTCGTCTATTGAGCCAGTTTGAATTAACTTCAAACATCCCTCAAATGACAATATCTTTCGAGAAAACTGCTGTTGAAGCAGGAACTCGTAGATTGGCTGCTCGCTGGTCTGTTGAGCTAGAACAGGACTTGAAAAACATGAATGGTATCGATATCGATAGCGAATTGACAAACGCAATGTCCTACGAAATCCAAGCGGAAATCGACAGAGAAATGATCATGAGAATGATTCAAGTCTGTTTGAACGCTGGATCAAATGTTGGCTTTTCTATCTGGAATGCCGCATCTGCTGACGGACGTTGGAGCGGAGAACGCGCAAGGGACTTCTACAACAGAATTGTTGTAGAAGCAAACCGTGTTGCGATTCGTAACCGCCGTGGTGCAGCTAATTTCATTATTGCTACACCTCGTATCTGCGCTATACTCGAAACCCTTCAGAACTTCACATGGCAACCAATCACTGGCAGCGTTAACACAACGCCAGTAGGAATTGCTAAAGTGGGTTCAGTTGGCGGAAGATTCCAGATTTATCGTGATACAAGAACTGAAGCTCAAATTAATGGTTCAGGAGCACCTTACGGTGCTGCTGGACAAGGTGCTCGCGCAGGTTATACTCGCAGTGCTATTGATTATGCTTTATTGGGCTATAAAGGCCCAGAGTATTACGACACTGGATTGGTTTATTGTCCTTACATCCCTGTGATGGTGCAGCGCACTATCGGGCCTAATGATTTCTCACCTCGCGTGGGACTCATGACCCGTTATGGCGTTGTTGATCACATATTTGGTGCGAATCTTTATTATCACTTGGTTATATGCCAAGGGTTAGGAACAGCGTTCACACCGGGTGCTCAGGCGATATACCTCTAAGGTCTATCAAGTCAAGCTAAACGCTTACAAACAAATTATTGCACTGGAAAGGACATCGAAAGGTGTCCTTTCCTTTTTGTTTTCATATTGACAGTTCATGAAATATGTATAATTATAGTAAACACCAATGAATTGCTCTACCACAAACACTAGAAAAAGAGGACACTATAGTTATGATATGGCCGAAAACATGTCTTCAGTCTTTAACATTACTTTTGATTCTACATATCTAAAAAATAAAATAGACGAAATAGGAGGTTCTTCATTTCTAAGGAATAGAAATTATATGGATCATGTGAAATACTTTCTAGCACAAAGAAATTTCAACTTCTCTGTGATGAGTGCAGGAGAAGCAATATACATATTCAAAAACGATTTAACAGAATATCCTAAGTGTGAATGTGGTGCAACATTAACATATAATAAACCTAGATGTAGTTTCAACACTTTTTGTTCGTGTAAATGTCCTAAAAAGAACGAAAAAGCAACAAACAAAAGAAAATCCACATGCATCGAAAAATATGGAACGGAAAACGTATTCCAATCTGAAAAAATTAAACAGAAAATGGAAGAAACACATATGTCTCGTTATGGTAAGAAACATTACAACCAAACCGAAGAATATAAAGAACGTTTAAAGAGCGGAAACATAATTCAAAATTCTAACAGAGAATTAGCAAGAAAGAACAAACTGCAATCAGCATTTGATTCATATAAAAGATTTGAGGATTTGACTGTTCCAGCATTTACTTTCGACGATTTCAATGGTGGTGGGCCTAGTAAACATTATAAATGGTTGTGTAAGAGATGTAACAACCATTACTACAACTATTATAACAGACAATTAACACATTGGCCAAAATGCTTTAAGTGTGACATGCAATTTTCAGATATTGAACGTCCAATAGCAGCACTATTAGAAAAAAATGAAATAGAATTTAAAGCTAGAGATAGAAAAACGTTAGATGATTATTACGAGATAGATTTCCTTTTGCCTAAGCATAACATAGGGATAGAAATTAACGGTTTATATTTCCATAGCGAGAAAAACCATCGAGATGAAAAATACCACATCAAAAAAACAGAAGAATGTGCTAAAAAAAACATCAGATTAATACAAATATTCGCTGATGAGATATATCACAAAAAGAAATTGGTGATATCTCGTATAAAGCACATACTAAAGCTTGTAAAAAGGCGTATATATGCTCGTAAATGCGAGATAAGGGAAATAACAAAAAACACGTCCTCCAAATTTCTTAATAAATATCATATACAAGGAAGTGACAAGGCTCAAATCAAGTTAGGAGCATATTATAACAATAGATTGGTTGCCGTTATGACGTTTTGCAAATTGAGAAAAGCATTAGGATACAATAAATCTATTGAAGACACTTGGGAACTCAGTAGATTCTGCACGGTTTTCAACTTCAACATAACTGGAATTGCAAGTAAGCTTTTAAAGCACTTTGAAACCAATTATAAACCAAAAGAAATCATATCGTATGCTGATCGTAGATGGGCTAAATTGGAAGGAGATACAGTTTACGACAAAATAGGGTTCGAACTAGTTAAAATAACAAAACCGAACTATTATTATACTAAAGACTACATCAATAGGTTACACAGATTCAATTTCCAAAAGCATTTATTGAAAGATAAGCTAGAAACGTTTGATGAATCATTAACGGAGAAGCAGAATATGATTAACAACGGATTCTTCAGGATATGGGACTGTGGAAACTATAAATTCGTTAAGAAAATTAATAATAGTTCTTTATAAACTTACAATGTCCACAATCCCAAATTCTGTGATATCCATTATTGTTCATATTGTCCTTCTCTGAAAGATTCGAATCAAAATTAGATAGTTTTTCTGATAATAAATGCTTTTGGAAATTGAATCTGTGGTATCTCCTATCATTTTTAACATACCAATAGTTGGGTTCAGTGAATTTATCGAATATGAAACCGATTTTACTATAAAGATTTCCGTTTGACCATCTTCTATCAGCATAAGAAATTACAGTTTTTGGATTATAAGTGTTTTCGAAGTGTTTCAATAATTTACCTGCTCCACCTACAACGTTGAAATTGAAAATGCTACAATATCTACTCAACTCCCACACATTTTCTTCAGTTTCTTTATACCCCAACGAACTTCTAAGAGATGAGAATGTCATAACAGAGACTAAACGATTTTTATAATATAAACCTAAACTTATTTTACATTTATCATTTCCTTGTATGTGATATTTGTCCATGAATTTACCCTTTAACTTGGGAGATATGAGTTTAATCTCACATTTTCGGGCATATACATTTCTATTTATTTTTCCGAAGATGTGTTTCAATCTAGCCTTACATATTTCAGGCTTCTCCACCAATTCATCCTCAAAAATGTGGATGATCCTAACATCTTTGTCTAAGCATTTTTCTGTTTTATTGAGGTGATATGTTTTATTTTTGCCGTATTGTTCAGTGTGCCAATATATTCCATTAACTTCAATAGCAGTTTTAATATCTGGAATATAAACATCTAATTCTAAAGGCTGTATAATCTGTCTATCATTTTCGACTAGATTCGGATAAAACTTCTTACAGAATGTTAAAAGTTCCGATTCCAAAATTTATTTGGAAGGATTAGGATTACAATTAAAGCATCTAACATCTTTCCCATCGTCTAAGTTGCTATGAATTGTATTACCACAAGTTAAACATTCAAACGGATATACAACATTAACTCCTTTATATTGTTCTTTAGTGAATAAAGGTTTAACGTTTGATAATCTATCTGACATTATTTTACC